CAAACTGTTTCGACCTCTCCGACTGTTTACTCGACAATGGATTCGCAGATTCAGTTGTGTCGATTGTCGAGCATCAGAAGAGCGGAACGATCTGGCTCGGCTACCTCGAGGGGTGGATGTTGACTCCCCACGAGGAGGTCATCATGAGGAAGGCCTTGCGGACGTTCTCCTGTGTTGTTGTTAGTCATTTTCCGTTGTCGTTCTCCCATGCCTGGGAAAACGAAATGGATTGGGTCTACACGACTAGACCTCAGCAAGATGGATCAACCGACACTCACAACGATGGTAGTACTATACACGATGGGCGTTCGCCTCAATACGGATATCCTGGTGAAGGATCTCCCCCTGACCGAGTCGATCATCAAGATCGAGAAGCAGGGAGTCCTGAAGCGGGGAACCTCGAAGCGAGACAAGATCAAGCGCCGCGCAAAGCCCGACGCCCCAAAGCGAACAACCGGGTTCGGTCATAACTCAATCACCCTGGTCGCCATGTCTGATGGCAATGGACAGGTCCCTCTCAAGGAGATCACTGTCAAAATCTTCCAGAACGGCGTGTTTCACATCACGGGCGTCCTGGATGAGTCGTACGATCGTCAGGTCACGACCATGCTCAAGGATCATATCACAAAGAACTGCCCTGACGCGATCACGGGCGAGTGGGAGGGGACGGGTGTTCGTCGTGTGGTTCTGATGAACTACAAGACCAAGATTTGTTCGTCCTCGAATCTCTCTCGTGATACTCTATATTCAGATCTGCGTAAGAAGGGTGTGACGACGGTCTATGAGCCCGCTGTCTACCCCGCAGTCAAAATCTACTTCCCCGACAAGAAGTGGATAGCCAAGGTCTTCCGCACAGGCCAGGTCATTCTGACGGGGATGACCACACATGACGAGTGTGCGGAACTCATGACTCAGTTAAAGCCTCTTGTCGTAGTATAGGCATACCATGTCGGCTAGCGCACCTGCCGGCACGGTCCGTGAACTCTCTCCCCAGGAAGTCGAAGAAGGGCGTCGTGGAATCAATGGCGTCGATCTTTCCGCTACGGAAGTCCAGGCTCTCGTTCGGAATATGGACGTCTCGAAGCAGAAGTACCGTCACCTCAAGTCAAATAAGGCGCAGTATGAGGAGGCACTCAAGAAGGATAATGAGGTGCTCTACTTCAACTACCCCTCACTTTTTCAAATGCATGCCGAGGATCGCATGGACTCCACCTTCTTTGAGATGCTAGCCCTGAAGCGTAAGATTGAGAAGGGTGAGATCACGCCCGAACAGGCTACAACGATCATTGGCAAGAAGCTCTACAACCGTTTCATTCCTGAAGCAGTGGGACAGACACCTGCTGAACCGACTCGGCCGACGATGTCGTATGAGGAATTTTATCGTCGGTCTGGATGATCTCGTAGTCCGCACAGCTCTTGCAGACGAGCATGAAGTAGTTGCGCAACTGCTCAAGGGTACAATCCTTCAGAGCGTAGCACTTGATACGGTCAAACTCAAGATCATCCATCACCTTGCAAAGCTCCTCCTTGGTGCAGTCATTCACCAGAACAAAGACGTCATTCTTCGGGTCAGCCAACTGCTGACGAATGTCGTTTCGTCCCTTCATAAAGGCGTCAAACCCAATATAGCAATACTGCTTCGTCGCATCGTAGTTGAGGAGCTTGTTGCAGTAGATGTACTCAAATCCCTCGCGCTTCCACATCGGGTTGTTCCACCAGTTCGGCTTGGGCTCCTCGTAGGCGCCCACAGAGCGCATGTGCTCGATGATCTTGAAGTTGTCGAAGGCCTGAGGTACGATGTTCTGCGTGCCCAGACGATTGATCTCCCAGTTCCGAATGAAGGAGAAGTTGTTGCCGTTGTCATTCATGTACTGAATGTAGGCCAGCTTGTGCACCCGAGCCATCTTGGTCCCCACCGCCGTCCGGAGAAGGATCTCCAGATCATCCACGATCGGCAGGAACTCCGAGTAGTTGCCCAGCTTCATTAGAGTCTCACGACGCCAGATGCGAGGGTGATTGGGCACTGCTACAATGTGTGTGCACGTGATGTTGTTGATGTTGGGATGCGAGATCACGTTGAGCCAGGTTCCACGATACTTCTGGCAGTAGTACCCTGCATAGCCCAGACCGAAGTGGTCGCCGTACGAGTGGGGCATTCCGTTCTCGTACAGGTGAGCACAGTCCATGTAGACAAAACCAACCTCCTCATCCTCCTCAAAGGTCCGAACGGCATCAGCAAGACAGTCAGGCAGAATCTCATCATCGTGATCAAACTCCAGTACGTACTTGCCACGGCAGAGCGAAACGGTCTCATTCTTGACGTTACCGATGTTTCCGCTGTTCTTGGATCGCTTGTACAGGCGAACACGGGAGTCATCGCCCATGACCGTCTTGAGAAACTCGAAGTGCTTATCGTCTGGCGAGTCATCCATCACGACCCACTCCCAATCGATGCAGGTCTGTGCCTTCAGACTATTGTATGGACGGTAGATCTTGTCGTACGAGTTGTAGCACGAGGTAAAGACCGAAAAGACGGGACGAGTCAGATGCCGATCCAGCTGGGCGTTGTGGACATAGCAATAGTTGACCCCCCGATTGAAGGCCTCAAGGTCTATCGAGGTAAAGTGAATCCATCGCAGACGGAACCGACCCACATTGATAATACGGAAGTCCTCGAAGTACTCCGTCTGATCCTTACCGTACGTGATGACCAGGTGATAGTTTGAATCAAAAAGTTTACGAAGGTCGTTGCGATCGCTCGTAATGTTGAGCGTGCAATCAAGCTTATCTCGGTTTTCATTGATGAAGGTGTCGATCTCCTTATACGACTCGTGCCGAAAGAACACGATGTTGGGGTACTTCATTATTGTAGTTCATGCTTTCACTCCGAAAGTTCCTTACGCAGATCCATCCACATCTTGCCCAGAACGTTCTTACCGGGCCACTTCGAGGGATCCTTGGCCTTGGACGTATCGGCTGAGGTACCGATGGCCCAGTACTTATCGCGAGCCGAGGCCTCGCCAATCGGCCGGACACCCGTCTGCAGGAGCTTCTCTCGAATCTCGGGATGCTGAATCACCTTGGCCTTCAGCGCGGCTGCCATGATACCGTCCTTCTTCGCATCCCACTCCTCAATCTTGAAATCCTTGACCTTCTTGCCCAGAGCCTTCACCGCCTTAGCCGAGGGCGTCTTGAGAATCTTGGCAGCAATGGCTCCGTCCCCGAAGGTCTTGGCCTTCATCCACTGGAAGTAGTGCTCGACCGTGGGGAAGGTAATCGAATCCATCTGGAAGGGTGCCTCAAACATGTTCGAGAGCATGCGCCACTCGCCCTTGCCCTCGTCACCGCCTGTGAACAGAGCGGGCTCAGGACCAGCCTCCACGACCTTCTTGACGATCTTCTTCTTGACCTCCTTCTTCTCAGCCTTGGGAGTCGCCGTCTCCTTGGCATCCGTGTCACCGTCGCGCTCTAAGGAGACAGGAATATCAGCTGTCTGGATCTCCTCGACCTTGACCTCCGGCTCCTCCTCCTTCGGGGCCTTAGGCACCTCGACCTTCTGGAAGACAAAGCTCCGATGAAGGAAGGAGAAGTTCTGATGATCCTGGGTGAGCGTGATCGAGTTCTGCTCAGCGTAGTGGTCAGCGAACATCGAGCTACCGACCAGCTGGTACCCCTCCGCACCCAGGATCTCCGTCATCTTGCCAAAGGGGACCAGGTACTCCTTCTGAGGTTGCTCGAAGCTCTCGAGGTGGACCGAGATCGCCTGTCCGAAAGTCTCTGTCCATCCCTCGCCATCGTCATACTCCTTGACGAACTCTCCAAACACCTGGGACTCGGCACGGAAGGTATGGGACTGCTTGCCTAGCAGAAGAGCATACACGGCGGATCCATCCAGACAGGTTCCGAAGAAGACACCCTTGCCAAGATCGGTGAGGTTCTTGACAAAGGCCTTGAACTTCTCCTCCGACTCACAGGCATAGTGAACGGCGAACTGGCAGGAGATGGCATCGAACTCCTTGAGGTTGGCGAAGCGCTCGAGGTAGGGTGTCGTTGCCGGCTCCAAACCTGCGAGGATCTTGGCGTAGCGGTTCGAAGACTCTAGCAGGGGCTCGGTCATGTCGCCCTGAATGAAGAGTGTGGGAGGCAGGAAGTCCGTGGGGTGTTGCTCCTTCTCCTTGAGGTAGCGAACACAGGCACCCTGGCGAGACGAGATGATGTTCGACTCCGAGGTGTCCACACCCACAACCAGCGAGGGCTTGGTGCGCTTCCACTTGAGAAGATCACCCGCCCGACCCACACCGAACTCCAGCAGGGTATCACCTGCCTTGATCGAGGAGCGGTACAGGTTCTCCTTGATCCGATTGTGGAACCCGTAGACATCCTTGAGGACCCGATCACGTGCGTCGAGGTTGTCGCGGTAGTAGAGATCGTCCTCCATCGTATCGTCCGGAGGAATCGAGGCCACATCGCGAATCATCTGCTCAGAGATAGGAATGTGGATGTTCGTCCAGATCGAGTCCGCAACCTTGATGTCGTTGCCGAAGTTAGGCTTGCCCAGGACCCGATACTGGTAGGTCTTGTCGTGACGCGTCCGCATGATGACCCACCGGCTCTTGTCCGTGTCGTACGAGCACTCGATGATGGTGTTGTCCTCGATGCGATTGCCATCCGAGTCAATCGGAACACCCCGGTCGTTCAGGGGAAGGTAGATGACACAGGCATCCGGAGACTTGGGAACGCTGGGCTGGAAGGGCGAGGGAACGCGATCACGATTCTGAGCCAGGACACGCATCTCAGGAGGCAGGGCAACCTCCGTGTACTCACCCGTCATCGTCTCGCAAGGATGAATGATGTCTCCGGGTGTGCGAGACACATACAGCGTGCCCTTGAACACGAGCTTGCCCAGACTGACATCGTAGCTCTGAATCTGCTTGAACTTGATCAGGAAGTCAATACTGTTCTGCTGGGGAGGCTTCCACTTGTAGAGAGACATCCAGGTATTGCCACGGCGCTCCGTGATCGGTGCCACAGGAGACGAGCGAGGCGTGAAGACCAGACCATCCGTGGGATACTCGAACCGCGTGTCCAGGATCTTGCGAATGGCCTCCTCCATCGAGGCACCGTCTCCTGCCAGGAACAGCTTGGTCGAGACACGCAGAGGCGTCTGCGTCGGCAAAGCACGGAAGTCCTTGGACAGATCGCTCACGAAGGCATGCGCACAGCCCAGACGAGAGGTCGGCGTCACGTCCTCATCGGTGATCATCAGGGGCAGACGACGCGTGTCCTTGCCACGGTAGGCGTAGACATCGAAGATGCAGAAGGTGTTCCGCTCAGCAAGGTACTCGCCATCAATGACGTCACCGATATGGACCTCGTTCGTGGCCGTCAGACCCGTCCAGGTAACGACCTGACTAGGCGTGATGCGAAGAACACGCTTGTCACGCATGACCACGAGGAAGCACCGCTCACCATCGGCCTTGTTGGTGACCGTGTATCCCGTCAGGATGTTGTGAGGACGATCGTTTCGGAGATGACGGCGCTCCAGAGTCACCGGGTTAATAAAGGGGACTCGAGAGGCCTCAAACTCCAGACGATAGCGATCTGCATCGGACGTCGTCAGCAGGAACGGCGATCCCTGGTAGGCGCCCAGGACCGGAGCCACCGCCCCCAGCAAGGACTTGATCATCTCCTCGTCCGAGAGCGTGCGATTGACGACCTCGACCTCCAGCTCGTAGACGGGAGGCTGAGCCAGAATGTCCTGGAAGGTCTTGGTCTGCTTCGTCTTGGACTTGGTCATCGACAGATCGTAGCGAACTCCACCATCGAGGCTGACCCACGAGCGACGGTGGATGATGCGGACGTGCGAGGCAGGATCCATGGGCGAGCCCGAGAAGTCCTTGCGCAGGTGCTCCTCATGCCGAAGCGTGAAGCGAATGGAGGAGTCAGGAAGATCAATCATGTCGCGCTTGCCCACGACGGACGTCACGACCTCGAAGTACTTGCGCTTACGCTCGACCTCAAGCGGGACACCACGGAAACTGCCCGTGGTACAAATCTTGTGGATGTTCTCAGGACCCACGATCACAACCCGCAGGCCGTCGGAGTACTGAAAGGTTGCCCGGTGCTCATCAACGGCTGAGCCACGAGCGTTGACCGTGATCGCCTTGACGATACGGTCGACCACATCCTTGGTGTGAATCTTGTTGGGTAGGACCTTACATTCGAGTTCTGCGTGCTTGTCCTTTTTGACGAAGGACGCATACTCGCGT